GCCTTGATTGATTCATAGATTGACGGTGCTCGTTTCTTGAACTCTTGATACTGTTCGTCTTCGGCCAGGTCAGTAATGCGCATGGTTTCAATGTTGTACTCCAAGTCAATTTTTTGCCCCACGCCCGTGGACGAGCGCGACTTCATACACTGTATTTGATACTTGCCACGTTCCTTCATGGCTCGTGACGTAAAGATACCAAACACATTGTCTGCTGTGTTGATCTTTGAGATACCACCCGATATGTGCGAGTGATCAAACTCAATTTCCTCCACAGCCGACCGGTTCAACTGCGACGCAGTGACCATCAAGATACCCAGCTCTTTGGCCAGGTTTCTCAATTCTTCTGAAACATACTTGTCTTTGACAAACAAGTCGTTGGGGCTGACTTTGGCGCTGACTGGCATCAGCAAGTCCAGGTAGTCTACCATGATAAAGTCCACTCGGTGGCCAGTCTTGATCTGATACTCTTTCAAGAACGCACGAATGTCATTGATGTTGCTCTGTGCTGGCAAAGCCTTGACCTGATAGCTGCCGGCTTTTTTGCCCACCAGCCGGACCTTGAGCGCTGCTGTTTCTTTGTCCTTGCGAATCTCTTTGGTGCTCATGTTGGTCAACATGGCTGCTGTGCGTAGGCCTGTTAGTTCTTCACTGAGTTCCAATGTAATATAAACACCATGTAGGCCCTGCTGTACCCAGTTCAAGGCAATGTTCATCATCACAAGGCTTTTGCCCGACCCTGATCCGCCTGCAAAGATATTGAGTTCGCCTCTGCTAAATCCACCGTACAGCAGTCGATCCAGTTGCCCCCAGCCTGTGCTGACCTGTCCACCAGCATCAAAGTACTTGGAAAACATACCTTCTGGATCAGCCCAAAAGTCTGTGCCAAGATCTTTGGTCAGCGATATCTGTACAGCATCTTTGATCAATTTTTCCACTGGCTCAAATTCGCCTTTTTCCAACAAGTCTGCTGACTTCAAAATTGCTCGTTCTAACTCTTGACGTTTGGTAAATGCTTCAAACTCTGTCATGAACCACTCAAAGTGTCCTTCATTGAGATCGGGCACCGAATCCAGCTTCACACCAGTGGCTGCTGCTATTTGCTGCCGGTCTGGCAACGTTTTGAACTTGTCTGAATGTTCGCGAATAAACTCTGCTGCTGCTCGCAGAGTCCGATCAAAGTTCTGTGAGTTATAGATATTTTGAACACGCACATAACTTTGTGCGTCTTCCAGCATCATTTCCAAAAATAGCTTTTGAACATCAACGTTGTAATCTTTTAACAAGTTGCTTCTTCCTTACTTCAATTTTGATTCGGCTAGTTTCTCTAGATTCAAATATAGTTAGCAGCGTGGCCAGCTTTCCATATTTTACCACAGCATCATTGACATCTTTACAATTATCCCAGTTTGGAATGCTCACAGCCCAACCCAGTTCCAGCGCACGATCAATCAACTCAAGTCCAGCCTGGTCTTGATCAGGCACAACCGTGATTTGTCGACCCAAATTACGAATTAGTCGAGCTTGTGTGTCGCTTATGGTGGCGTGCATCACAGCCACACCACCTATGCTTAAGGCATCAAAAATACCTTCCATCACCAACACATGCTGCCAATCTGAGCCTTGCTGGTCAATACCAAACACATAACCAGGTTGACTGTTACTGATATATTTGGGAGTTTTGTTATCTAAAAATCTTGTGGTGTATCCTACCATGACATTGTCAAAACTAAATGGTATCAACACAAATGGTCTAGTCCAATGTACTCCATCGTTACGTATAGCTGTCATAGCTGGAAAATCACTGGGCACACACCGATCTTTAAGATACTGCCAATACAACGGCAACTCTGGTGTTATCAACTCACAGCCTGGAGGGAAATCATCAAATTCTTCAAATTGAATACTACCTACAGCATTGGCTGTTTTGATTCGGTCATCCAATATACCATGAATGCTGCGATGTCGCAGACTTTCCAAATTCAGTTGTTCAATTTCAGACTCAGAAACACCAATGGTCTTCAGCAATGATCTAGCACGGTATGGTACAGATCTGCCCAATACAAAGCTGGCTTTGGTACCGCAGTTAAAACAATGATAGGTCCAATTTTGAGCATTGAATTTGATACCGCCGCGACTTCTGCGATCATTACAACAGGGCGCATTGAAACTGATCCATCCTGACGGAGTCTGTTTGCGTTTGGCAGGCAGATAATCAAGGATGTCTAGCATCCTTACATTATAGCAGGATCTATGGTTGAAATCAACTTGTCTGCGATCATTCTGTGTCCTTGCTCATTGGGATGGCCGCCAGGCATGATCAATTGCCTACGTTGGTTAGCAGGATGATCCCTGAACCACATTGTGGTAGCAAAGTTGGGCCATATCATGGTTGGAAGATCCAGTGTTTGGTCAGCAGGCATGATGTGAAATTGCATCATTGGTATATTGTGCCTGGCAGCTTGACCATCAAAAAACATAGCAGTTTGAATATAATTCAATCTACATAGTTCAGCACAATTGGTCAGCACCAAATGACGTTTGCTGAGATCTCTAAAGGGTTCAGGCACTACTGAACTGCCATACTCAACCCAGGTGCTGTGAACAAACTTATTCCACGGAGGATCATTGGCAAAGCTTCGATGATTGGGATTGTAAAAACTCAATCGATCGCTGTCAGTGTGCGCAACCAGCACCAAACAGTCTTGTGGATTTGGTTCGTGTTCAAACCACCATAGATAAGTCCACACTGAACTTTGTAAGCTGCCGCCAGCTATACCAAAGTTTTCTGTTGGCACACCATAATGCTGGCCCAGCAGGCCCAAAAAGCAATTGGTCTGTCGATATGGATCATTTTGCGTCCAGCAACTGTGAGCATCTGGCCAACGTTTGGGCAACTCTGGATCCAACAACTCGTCGCCATACATCCACGAGTCGCCGAACCCTACAATTTTTTTAAATGTCATCGATAAATGATATCAGTAATAAATCCGGTATTGATTTGAACTGTGGCTGCAAGATTGCCTGAAGGCGGTATCACGTAGCCACTGCCACCGTTTATTACATTTATCTCAGCAACACTGCCACCTGGTCCTAATATTGCCACTGCTTCGGCACCAGCACCTGTGCCGCCAATGGACACCTTGGGTGCTGCCAAATATCCGCTGCCCGCATATGTTACTTCAATGCTGTCCACAGTACCGTTGAGCACAATGGCATTGGCTGTGGCTGCTGTGGCAGCATAATTTCCGTTGTACTGATCCACAGCCAATCTGATCAAGGGATGATAGCCTTCCACATTGATGTACACTGTGTTGGACTGATCATAGTAACTGAATACATTGCCCACATTGTACCACAGAGCTTCGTAATCTTCAGCTGCTTCGGCTTTGATGTTGCCTGTGAAATGATCCATTTCTAACTGGAATGTGGTCAGGCTAGCACCATTGGTAGGCACATGACTGCTGTAGCGCTGGACATTGACATTGATATTACCAGCATTGGGCGGCAAGGCCCAGTCAGGCGCTTGACTGGGCTGGACATTTTGTGGATAGTTCACAGGTCCGTAAATGTTTGGAATTGTCAATGTCATACTTTGTTCAAAAGCAGGAAACACTGAGTCCACAATATCAACGTCGGCCCTGCCCTGGGCCTGCGCATTCACAAACACAGTTTCATATAGATTGCCACTGAAGCGTTCAATGCTGTAGCTGGCCGGCTGAGTTGGCAATTCAGTGCTGTCTGCTGCCAAGATTGTGACTTTGGCACGACCAGTGGCGGCATTTAAAGTTACCAGTTCTGTTTCATACAGCAGTTCGTCGCCGGCCAAGTCAATGAGTCTAAAGAAAAAAGTGCTGCCAGTGATGTTCACAGGTTTTTGATCTTGATTCACAAACTCAAACAATATTACGTTGTCTACACCTTTGTTGATGGTTAATTTTTTAGCGTACACAGGATCCCACCTCCGTTGAAACACAGCGCCTGCCCCAGAGGTATCGATCAAAAGTACACGCTGAATTTGCTGATATAAATATGCTGGGGTTGCGTACATGAAAAACTCCAACAAATATTTATGGGCAGTACAAGATTACAAAAATTAGCAGAAAAATATCCTTTTATCACTCTTTGTGTGTACGCCAGCAATGAATATGTTGGAATAGTTCAAAATCGTGACGATTCAGTGACCACAATCTACGATTTTGGCACCTTGGTTGACAGTGATGCCAAACGTAGATTCCTTGAATTGGCCAATGTTTGGTGGTGGGAGTCTAATCGCAGCATACCCATCAACATTTTCCTACGCGGCGAATGGGAAGAATTTCGCCCCACTCTGCGAACATTTGTCAACAAAGATCTAGAAATTGTTCAAGGCCATGTGTGTAGTTTGGCAGATATAGCTCGCAAAAAATCCAAACGCAAATCAATCACACTGGTGCGCAGGGTTGATTGATCAAATTCATGTGTAAAGCTACCAATGCTGCATATGAAATTGCATGACTTTGTTTGAAACTGTAGCCCCTGCTGCTGTCGCCATTCCATACTGAAGCAAATACTTCTGACCAAGGCTGGCGTTGTAAATGTGCTTTGCCTGGTCTAATCACAGAAATAAACGCAGCCATTCTGGTAATTGAGTCTGGCTTCATTTCTGCCAGTAGATCAGTGTAGTTGCCCACATGTACCAACTGCGATGCCCAAGTTGGATCTGACCACAGTCTTGACCATGGAGGTTCAGTGGCCAGCATTTGTCGATAGTGAGCAGGGCTGGTTACCAAACTGTACACACTCATATTCAGTATGTCAATTTTGAAATATCCACGCGATTCAGCAGTTTCATGATCAATGGCAGCACATTGCGCCATTGGATCGGTGGGAATTTCTGTAACATAGATGCCTGAATTGTGTCGACGTCCATTGCTGAGTCGTGCTGGTACATGCTGTATCAGCTTTAGCACAGCATCTCTGTCTGGTACGTCAATGTCAATGTCGGCACTCATATTTGAATTATAGCTACAATACCAATGTAAGTCAACTGATGTGCCAGTTGATCCAGACCAAGATGCTGCCAAAACTGTGGCGTGCGTATGTCTTGATTGCCCCAATTCATCTTGATCCAATCAATGTGATAGTGTGCCACAAAATCCAACAACGATAAGCCTAACATCAACAGCATATCAATGTTCATGATTGTCAACACCAGCCCAGTGGTTATCCCGTGTTTGACACTGTGTTTGGCACCACGCCAGTCAAAGTACTGGCTTTTCCACTGTATTTCTTCATCAGTTTGCAGCACAAAGTCTACCAACCAGTGTTTGATTTGTAGCAGCACCAACAAAGAAAAAATTAGATCCATTTTACCAACCTGCTTTGACCAAAATTTCTTGAGCGTAGGCTTGATCCCCGGATCGATCCGCAAATTTCTTTTGCCATATGTCAGCATCAATATAAGACCAAATCATTTTGACCTGTGTGAGATCAAGGTCATTCAAAAACTTCTGTCCCGATTCTGAATTGTAAATTACCCAGGCCGAAATTCTACCAGTGGTCACAGCATGACACAAAGCGTTGCGATTGCCATAGCGCACACAGTCATGCGCAGGATTGCCAGTTTGTTCTGCCCATTGAATTCCGTATTCAATGGCTCTGGTCAGTGCGTCCGACACTGCTTCAACACGAAGATATTCCACAAGATATTCTGTGTACACAGTATCCAAACACCAACGATCAATTTTTTTGTTGTTCTTCAGCAACCATTCTAGAAATCTAGCTGGTGCTATCACTCGCACATCCACACAATATCGTCCCCATTTTACAAAAGCACGATAGTAAGAACTGCGATCAAAGTCATCGTGTGTTTTGAGTCGGGCTGACCCTTGTGTATATTCATAGAACTTCAAATAGCCCTGAAAGGCCAAAATTACACCTGGTTCAGATCGCTGTTGAAAACGCAGTTTGGGTTCACACAAGTGAACTGACAGTGTGGTTTCCTTCTGAAATAGTTTGTTACAAAATTTACAACTGTAACTCATTGTAAAATTTTATGTTCTTGTATGTAGTTGTATAAAAAATCATTCAGATACTGATGATCGCCCGGAGCAACGTGCCTACAATTCCAAGGATATTTTTGATCCTCTTCAAGATACGCAGCACCTTGGTCAAACTGCCACGGAATGCTTCTCCATTTGAAGCCCTGTATAATTTCTTTTCTTTCTCTAAACAAATCAAACCGAGAGTCATCCAAGAAATATTCCACAGTGTGTTCGGCTGTGTTAAACGCCACAACACTATGCCCTCGAGTTTTACATGCGTCGATCAACGCAACTATAGCATACATCAAATCCTCAGTCAAATCAGGCAAACCCAACACAGTGAATTTGTTATACAGATCTGAAAACTCTTTTAAACTTTTCTGTGTGAACTGGTTGTCAAATTGGTTCACTTTCATTGACGTGCCTACTTTCGTGAAGCTGACCCACTTGCCATCTTGTTCTGAATGACCACTGGCCGCAGGCAGTTCATATCTGGTCAAAAACGAAGTTCCAATGACATACAGTGTTGGCACTGTGGTTTGGTAACAATCTCGCAGCGTGGTTCGAATAATCCTTTTGTTGCAACTGCCATTCTGTGCCAATGATTCGGCTGTTTGAATTTGAAATTTTTTGGCCAGGTCTATGTGCCCATTGCCCTGGGCATAGTAATTCATGTAACTACAGCCATTGACCACTATCCTGTTGACCATTAGGTTTCCCCACGAAATTTAGACTCCTGGTCAATGTCTTTTTTGGTGTTGATTGAGGCCAACAGTTCTAATTCATCTGCTTTGAGATCTGGGTACCATTGCTCCAGCTGTTTGACTGTGGCACGGTTGCTGCTTTCTCGTTTCTTGAGGCTGATCCAATTGTGCTTCAGCGATCCCATGCCAGGACTCACTGCTGTGGCCATGAGCCACTGTAGTTTGGGATGCCGGTTTACAGAAAAAAAGTGACGATTGAGATAGTGATTGGTGCTTTGAACATAGTACTCTTGAATCTCTCTAGATCCGTCCACAGCACTGCTCCAGCGTATCATGAGAAAGTTGCTGAATTTTTTGCGCTCTTCTGTGGTAAGACTGTCGTAGAAATCTCGCTGCTTGGTGTCCAGCATACGCATTTCGTTGCCAATGTTAAGCTTGTCACTCATGGTTTTTCTTTAGATTATACAGAACAAACAACTGCTCCAGCAACTGTTTCATGGCTGGATCTGTCTCACACATGGTCAACACATCATTGATATGATTCATGTAGTACCTCCGTTCGCGAAATTCAAGCACTTTAGAATCGTAACCTATTAATTGTCGATGAGGGCTGCCAAACTCTCTGGCATAGACGCGGCCATCAGCCCGTTCATAAATGTAGGTCATACCTGGTTTTAAACTACCCATGATATCATTACCATGCTCGATTGTAGTCTACAATTTCGCAATTGCGACTGATGTCTTTGACAAAATACACACAAGGTGGTTCTGGATCGTCAGTGAGTGGCACACACAGCATCTGGCCATTTTTTAGTTTGGGCGCATACCATGCCACTTCTTGATACACATCCACAATTTCTATTCGTGGAAAACTGGGACGGAAGCTGCTGAGTGGATTGAATTCAAACACAGAAAATCCTCGGTCATTGACTGCTGTCAAAGACAACATTTCAAGATCACCAAGATCGTGTTCGCCGATCAAGATCTGTAAAACCAAAGCAGGGGCATTGAAGCTTTCTAAAAATATCAGCGGTATGTAGTGATAGTCTGGATTGGCAGGATCTGAATTGTCTAAGATGGCAAATCTCATGTCATCAACTTCTTCAGGCAAGCTGTCAAGCTCATAGGCTCGGTTGTCTAATGTCAAGATACGCAGAATATTCTCCTAGAAGGATAAATAAAAATGTAGTTCGCGGAATAGCAGTTCCCAACTACTCTAATGCTACAAGGAGCAATCAGCCATGTATTTACAAAATAAGTATTCACATTGGTATTATAATATCATCAATCGTGCAAAGTCAAGAGATTTTTCAAAAGATGTGTATACCGAAAAACATCATATCATTCCTCGAAGTCTAGGCGGAAATAACGAAGAAGAAAATCTCGTTGTTCTTACCGCTCGAGAACATTTTATCTGTCATTTGTTGTTGCCTAGAATGCTTACTGGTGTGACAAAAAGAAATATGACTTTTGCCATATGGTCTATGCTTAATCGAGATCATTCAAAACAAAGATCTAGACATAAAGTAAATTCACATACCTATCAGAGACTTAAAATTCAAGTTGCAATTGCAGCATCGCAACTTCACAAAGGAAAAACTGTATCTAAAGAAACCCGGGCAAAAATGTCAAAGTCTCGAAAAAATCACTCTGGGCCAAACAAAGGCAAGGCGATGTCTGAAGAACAAAAACAAAAAATGAGTGCTACTATTAAAAAGAACGGGCGAGTTATATCGCCAGATACAGTTGCTAAGATACTCAAGTCACGGAAACATTATCGTCATTCTGAAGAAACAAAACAAAAAATATCTGCCAGCAACAAAGGCAAGACTGTAATACTTAATGAGCGTACAAAACAAAAAATTTCAAATGCTTTAAAAGGAAGAACACCGCATTGGCTCAAAGGAAAACCTGGGCATAGCAAAGGCGTTCCAAGGTCTGAAGAAACAAAAAATAAATTAAGAGTACCTAAGCCTAAATTCTCCTGCCTACATTGTGGTGCTGTAGTCGGAGGCCAAGCAAATTACAATCGGTGGCACGGTGATAAATGTAAACAATTTACTTTACCCGCATCCACTCTAATTTGTCCTGAGTGAAAGGGTAGTTGGCTTCTTTGTAGTAAGCCTTGCGTTTGGTCAAGTGTCGTTTTGAGAATTTACACGTGGAGGTAACATCCCAGATTTGGACATGGTCCTTATCCTCTGCCTTACGGATTCCCCGTCCAATAGATTGTATAACCCTAACAAAGCTCTTTCCGGGTTCCAAAAGAACCAGATTAAAAATC